TAGGCTTTATGTCCTCTGTAGTAGCTTCTGTTCAGTCCTTGTAGCTTTCTTCCGTGGAATGTACAGATAGTTCCGTATTTTTCTACGCCATTCAGTAAAGTTTCAACGTAGTTCGGTGGGTAGATTAGGTCATCGTCACAAGTCAAAGCATATATCGGCTCTTGAAAGTATTCCAAGAATCTAAACTTACCGTTGTCTGTTGCGTTATACGGCTCTTTCTCGTTGTCGTAGACCCATATATCATCTACTCGCTTTAAAAGGCTGTCAATCGTCTTATTTAACGTTTCCTCTCGCCCTGCGTGTGTTGCGATTCCTACGATAATACGCATACCATATCGAATTTAACTTGATTACACTTATAACCTAACCTTTCTAACCTATCAACTGACCTCATTATATCATCGTAGTTGCTTAACACGTTGCTTTCAAAGGTTATCTTTCTCGGTAGGATGGAACTTGTATCTAAAAAGTCGTTCAAGATTATGCAGTCGTGTCCTTCCGTGTCTATCTTTAGATGCTCAATGTCGGTTATTCCGTGTTTCTCTAGCAAGGTGCAAATTCGCACCACCTTAACAACCTCGTGACGTAGGTATTTATCCCAACCCATATCGACAATAGTAGCGTGTGGATGACCTACTGAGTTACAACCACGCACCCAATTAGGTAACCCCTCTGATTCGATTACCTTAGACGGGATATAGTATAAATCTATGAATCCTTCTTTGTTGCTTATGGCTACATTCTCTTTGAGGCATTTTGGCAGTCTGTCAAAGTGTTCTTTAACTGGTTCTATAAACAATCCTTTAACCTTCCCTGCATCCGTTCTGAAGTCGGATGTTCCTATTTCTACTATTTCTACTTTCATCGGCTTATTAATGGGTTCTCTTTCCTTAAATCTCCGTGCATTACGCTTTCATGGTCTCCGTGTTTTGCTAGGCTCTTGATCGGTAGCAACATCTTTACTCCATTTCGGTTGAACTTCATTGTCAACTGCTGACCTACTCCCGAACTTATATCCCGTCTGTTATGGAATCTCTTTGGGTCGATAGGGTCAATAGCGAAATTGATCCTTTCAAGTGCCTTACGATTACAGAAGAAACCACAATCAGTAAAGTAGACTTTCTTCGTGTATTGGTCTACGGGTTCACTTGGCTTTTGTATCCAACACCACTCCCTCCCATCGTTAATAATATTACATAGGTACGGATGACGTTTGTACTTATCGTGCAAGGTGTGTAGTAGGTCAAGGTCTAGGTCAAGGAAATCATTAGGCATGAAGATAAACAGATCATCGTCCGAGGCTTTCGCTAGTTCAAACGCTACAAACCATTTCTTCCAAAACTCCTTCTTACCTCCGTTGCGGAATCTGATAGTGTTAGGGTAGTCTATTAAATAAGAAGACCCGTCATCCAGGACAACGGGGTTCTAATGCTTCAAGTGGTTTAATACTTGAGTAAACATCTCTTCTCTTTCGTAGTTAAATATGAATACCATCTCTGTGTAGTAGGTGGATAATCAATAGGTAAATGTATGTTCTCATTCTAAGGGATTAAGTCGTTCAAAGTTATAACCGTTTACAAATAAAAACCGAAACCAGTCCTTACGCTTTCTTTCACGTAGGACTAGTCTCAGGTCTTTTTTAATTCGTGTTTTTCTCTGTGAGGTCATAAGCAACCTTTAATAGTTCTCTAAATGAATACCCACCAAATATACTCAACTCCTCATTATATTCAGTTTTAATAAATTCGTCAAATATAGGTAATTTAACGTATGGCATTTCATTGAGGAAATTCTCAATAACTCCTCTCGCTTCTTCTTTAGTCATATCAGAAAGGTAAATCGTTAGACATCTTCTCGCTTGTTGACTTAATCGAGGCAGTAGGTTACTCTACATATTCAGCCTTGTTGATAGTTCCGTCAGTCCATTGAACCTTACCATTACCGACGTACTTCTTCGGAGTCTTTGCTTCTCGCTCTTCTTTACTCTGCTGAACGTAGATGCTGGCATTGTTGCCGTAGTTGTCTTGTGCGTCACTGATTGACATTGTGTACTTATCGTACGTTCCGTTAGCATTCTTGATGCTGAAATTTACTAAACTAGACATTGTATATTTATTTATTGGTTACACATTACTATTCTATCCAAACTGATATTCATAAAGTTGTCAGGATCGTCATCTTCAGTCATTTCGTCAGGCATTACATTTACAGTTACATATATGCTTTCATTCTTTTCACGGAAATAATAGTCTTCTATCATATAACTATCAACAATACCCGTAAAACCATCCTCTGAATCATCTTCTGGTATTACAAAAACACGAAGCTTTTCATCAATCAATCTATCTAGTGCGTTCATCCTTCAATCTTTTTTGTATTCAAGTTAAACATACGAACGACGTTGCTCATAGTTAGTCCTAATTCCTCCGCCTTTTCTTCAATCCACTTTCTTTCTGACGGCTTAATCATCAACTTAAACTCTATCGTCTTCTTTTCTTTATTCTTTGGCTTATTCATAATCTACTCTTGAGGGTCTGATAATATTCGTTTGCTAATATACACTTTTCTTTAATGCGTTCAAAGGCTTGTTCGTCTTTTTCTATTATAAAACGCTTAACCCGTAGTGCATCGGGTATGTGGTCGAACGAATGGATTTGCTGAACCGCTTCCCTAACGTCTAGGTCTTCTTCGATTAGATGGAGTTTCCAATGCTCTCTGCGAACCTCGTCTTCAACGATCTCAAATGGGGTGTTTAAAAGGCAATAGACTAACTCGGCTCTGTCTTTACCCGTTAACATAAGGTAACCCATCAACTGCCAATAATAGTCCTTGTTCTTTAGTACCTCGTCAAACATCGGGAATGTATTTCCTGACCAACTGCATTTAATATCGGCTAGTAAGTCGTCCGTGTTTATGTCAGGTTCGCCAGTTATCCAGTCGTTTGTAAAGCGTTCCGTGTTTTTAACTACGAAGTCCCACCCCAACACCTCAGAAGCGAACTGAATTGCTTGGTCTTCAAGATGTATTCCCTTGTCAAGATAGCGTGAACTTATATCCTTGTAGATACCGAGTTCCTTTTCCTTAAACAAATCCTGAATGTAACTCTTTGCGGTTTCAGATAGAACCTCAGATTTACTCCGAGGCTCTGTCATAATTTTCCCTAGTGATGAACATCTAATCTTTATCATAGTAACTGAAGTGCTTTGGTTTGTAAATCGGTTAACTCATAACCTTCGATTGCCTTCTTGAATACCTCCACCGTCAACTTGCCTTGCTCAATCTTCATCAGACCTGCATCGAATCTTTCTTGTGGCATCTTTGGTCTTTGTGTCTTGATGTGAGTAGAAGCACTCTGAGCATCGTCATCCTCTGTCTGTAAGCACAAAAGGGACTGAAGCGTGTAACGTCTGTAGTAGGTAATGGCTGACCCGATTTTCTGTGGATCGTTAATCTCAGGTAGTCGCATCGAACTGGAAACGCTTTCGCCTGACTCAGCATCCATAACAACCGTACTCACATAACCGTCAACGATAGGTTGTAACATAAGCAAACCATACTCCAAAAGGATAGGCTCAACCTCTGCTGTTAATGCGTTAATGTCGGCGTAGTTGTTTTTAAAGTGTGGATTCTTTGAGTTCTTGGCTACCTTACCAATCTGCTGCTTCGCTTTCCATAGCTTGAAATAAATGTTTGACGGCTTCGGAATTGCATCTTCAAATGATTCTTTTTTCATATTTATTTGGTTTTAAATTTCTACAAAGGTTAAACTTATTTTTGAATTGACAATAGCTTTTCTATTTTTTTTCGCAATCTTTCTAACTCCTCCTCCTTTTCGAACTTCATCCACTTCTTTGTTGAGTTCGCTTTGAGCCTTAATTCATCCATATACACTTGTCCGTAATTTTCTACCAGCCAGAACGTAAACTCGGTCGGAGTCTTATGCGCTGAGAAACTTGAACTGAACGTGTGATGTGCAACACAAAGACAAACACCATTCGATTCATCCCATCTTACAGACCTATTGGATCGTGAATATATGTGATGGCTATTTAGGTTCTTGTCCGTTCCGCATACTTCGCAGCGCATTCCCGCTTCTAATTTTACTAACAATGACCAAGCATCGTCTAGTTTTCCGTCAATCCCTTTTAGCTTTTTCATATCTCGTAATTTTCTTCTTTTAACATTGTTTTCTTCAACCTTAAGTTCTCAACGTACAATCTTGAGTTTAACTTGTATTGTTTCTCTATTTCTGCTTCAAGCGTTTTAAGAAGATTGAGCGCACTTTCTACACCTTCGGCATCTCTTAGTATTACTTCTTTCTTTTCGTCGCTTAAATCGCTTCTTTTAGCCCTAAAAAGCAAATGGTTGAGTAAGATGTTTAAGTCTAATCTTGTTTTAAGTATCTGTTGTTTCATAATTCGTGTTTTAGAATGGTGCTTCATCAAAGTCTAAATTTGGTTTCAATAGCTCAGGTTTATATTCTACTCCCGACAATGGGTTAACTCCGTTACAACTAAACCCCGTGCCGTTCTCTAGTCTAAAAAATACGGGTTCATTTAACATCGTTGGTTTACCTCCCGT